TTAAAAGTCCTCTGATTCTCGTTAAATGTCAATCCAACCTCTGCAAAGGTCATTCCACTAGCCATTATATACGTTCTCCATAAACAAACAGCACTCCACCAGTTAGATCCTCGGCTTTTAGTCCTGTAACTGTTACGTCAAGTCCCGTTATAATAACCGGGTCGCCTGCTGTAACACATTTGGCTGCGAAGATCTCTACTCCTGCGCCATCTTCAAGTCTACAAATGTCGGCTGCTGCAATGTCCCTACCTGATTCGTCGTGGTTTACCCACGCTATTGTCGTAATACGAAACGTTATCTTTGTTTGTTCCTGATCGGCTGCGTTAAACTTTATGAAATTCTTTTCTGAAATCGCTGCACCTGCCATATTTCCCCCTTTTTAATTAAAGCCTGACAAAATGTCACCCTTTATTGACCACTATCGTCAACTGTGTCGTCAACATCATACGTTGCTGCATAGTCTGTGTCGTCAACACCTGTGTCGCTATCCAGTTTCGCGTCAAGAGTTGCTATTCCAGTAACGATTGTCTGCAGCGCTGAAATTAGATCGGTCTGATTCATACCTGCAAAAATTGCCTTTTTCTCTCCAACTATGCTTGTAAGTAACGCATAGTCTGTGTCGCCCACAACACTATCCCCGTTAAGCTGTGCTATGAGGGTATTGTAGTTTGTGAAGACTTCGTTTAAAAAGTCTATCTTATCAGCGTCGCCTATCCCCGTTCCTGCTGCTTCTATCTCTGCACCGGGTAAAGCAAGCGCACAATTTGCGTTATAGGTAGCCTTACCTACAAGCGTGTCGCTATCCAGTTTCGTACAGATACCATTGAAGTTGGTCTTCATAAGCTTCAATAAAGTAACTATATCGCCTTGGTTTATTCCTTTTCTCGATACGTCTGCCATAATATATCTCCTTTGTTATTCATATCCGTATAATTTTGTTCTACCTTCTGCAATAACACCCAGAACGTTAGAACATTCTGTCGTCGCAACCTTAATCCCTCTCCCAACTGCAACCCCTAACCAAAACTCTACACAACCTTTTTCCGTTATGTATTCTGTTCCATTCCTCATATCCACACCATAACATTGTATTTTCTTTGGATTCTGCATAATTGCAAATGCGATCATATAACATATTGTGTTCAGGAAGAAGACAATACCGAACTCGTCAATTACCTTCTGTAGAGGATAAAGTTCAGCGTTGTTCAGGTCAAAGCACCTTTCGGCTGTGTATACGTGTGCTTTTGACTTGTTTGCGTGAATGTAGAAGTCCTTGAATATATCCGGGCTTTTCGTCTTCTGCATAACCTCGTTCTTATGCAGTTGAAACACACGATCTACATAGTGTGTCTTGCAGGTATTAGGAACTCCCCATACTTCTTTACCGGGTTGTTTCTCTTTTGGGGAATGACAACAACTTCTACCTGTACCCAGAATGATGATCTCATCAAGTCTTTCCATATTTCTCCCTTAGATGAAGTGGGGCTATTAACCCCACTCCCGTTGTATACTATTTACCAACAATCAATAAGTTTGCAGTTGTTCCTGTAAACTCGTCGGCTGCCGTCCCTTCTTGAATACAACCTGTGATCGTAACAACAAGCCCGGAGAAAGATACTGCACATTCTAAGAAGCCGTCGTCCTGACCACCGTTCATACAAGCGATTACATTCTGAATGGACGTAATACTATTTGCTGCAAAAGTCAACGTCAAAGTCTCTGACGCAGACGCTAGAGCCAAATTATAGAACGACCATATCTTATATTCGCCTGAAAACTCAGAAGGTTTATTACTGGAGTTTGTTATAGCTGCCATTGTTTCACCTCTCTTTTTAAAGTTTTATATGTTTTTCTTTAAAAATCACTACTCTCGTTAAAGGCTACTTTCCTATAACAATCATATTGATCGTCGTATCTGTCCAAGCTGTAGACGCTGTTCCGTCCTGCTCAACCGAAGTGACTGTTATTACAAGACTATCGAAGCTTACTGCAACTGCCGTAAACGCTGCGTCCTGCCCTGCATTTATACAAACGATAACGTTCTGTATCGAAGCTACGCTATTTGCTGCAAAGGTCAGCGTCAAAGTATCTGAAGCTGATGCAATTGCAAGATTATAGAACGACCATAGTTTGTACTCTCCAGAAAACTCAGTCGGTTTGTTGCTTGAGTTAGTTATTGCTGCCATTTGTCTCACCGTCCTTATGTTTTTGGTCTATTAAGGTTAAACTTTAGTTCTACAATTCTACAATTTTCTAAAGTGTAACCCTCTTGACCTTTTATTCTATCAATACTGGGTTTCAACATTTGAACCCCATTGTCCCTCTTGAAAAGATATTCGACTACATTCCCTACATTCGTTATGAAGCCCATCTCTCTTACTTCTCGATTTGCCAAAGAGCGATACATCTTTTACTTGTCTACACGCTGAACATCTTTTTTCCATTTCTACCTCCTGGTTAGGTGTTATGTAAGGGGCTATCCGACAAACCAGGTGTCGAAAAAGGTGCTACCTCTTTTACCCCTTATATAACTAACTTTTTGTTCACTATACGAGACTTGTTATTGCAGTATCAAGCGCGACAACTCCGTACTCTTTACTGTTGAACATAACTTTCTGAATACCACCTATAAGACCAGTAGCAAACCCAGTTTTGTTCTCATAATCAAAGGATTTTTCAACCCATTTCTTATTGTTCTTCGCCTGAACATACGCAACTGCCTGTCGACCACAAAGCAAGGCTCTGCAAGCGTCAACTGCGAAGTCCGTACCTGTTGCTGCACCCCGGAAAGAGTTTAGAGCAACCGAAACGTCCAACCAAGGCACATATTCGTGTTCGTGAACGATAACTCCGTCCCAGATACCTAACGCACCTGTAAAGATCGGATTCTCTGAACCTCTGGCTGCTGCTTCTCTCTGAGCCTGAGCATACGTGGCATTGTTCTTGAGATCAAATGCTTGGTACGGGTGGACAAACAGCACATAATAATCTTTACCTTTGATTCTCAACGGGAGAACCTTCGGGCTTGCTGTCATTGCTTTGATCTTCGCACGACTGATAAGCGCAGGTGTAAGCAAGTCAGTTGACGCAAGACTTGTAGCCCCTGCTGAATAATCAGCACACAAATATCTGTCTCCATAACCTGCTGCTGTATCTGCGTCAGGGATATAGTCTGGGGTGTTACTCCAAGCTACTCCGGCGCCTACAACTACTCCGGCTATGTCGGTAAGAGTTGGGTTCGTAACTCCACCAAGTTTCAAGAAAAACTGTCTTTCAAGGAACTCCTGCAAACGGATAGACAGTTTGTTTTTTGCATCTGCTCTCATATCATAAGCGTTCTTCTGCTCATCAAGAGTACCAGTTAGTCTTACACCGAAACGTTTCTGATCTATTGCAATACTTTCGGAATAAGCTGCAATTGCTTCTTCGTTTCCTTCAAGTTCGCTATCTCCGTCCACACCGTTTCCAGACAGTTTAGTTGTCAAAGGAACTGTAACCGTATCGCCTTTTTTCTTTGTAAGCTCGCTATTGTTCCAAACAATCGCGTTTGTATCGTTCTTGCTTTTACCCATCATACCATTCTGGGAAAAATACATATTGTCGATAGCGTCTTTCCATACCTCTTTTCCCCAAATCTCAGGGCGCATTGCATTGATGCTAACTGAATTAGCCATAGTTCTCACTCTCCTTATCGTTTATGTTAATGCCTAACTTGTTTCTTTGAGAAGCCGTTCCCTTGTCTCTGGCTTTAACTTCCCGTATGCTTCGTCCGACAACCTCGCAGCGTCTTCTACTGTTAAGTCAGCTTCTGAAACAACACGTTTACCAGATCCCCCACCTACTGAAGCAGAACTTTTCCTCTTTTCGGCATTTTTAATTATTCTATTAGTTACTTTGTCTGTACCGTCTTCGTTCTTTTCTTTCTTCTTAGTGCCTACGTCTGCATATCCTGTATGAAGTTTAGCCAGTTTACCAATATATCCGGCTATGTCACCCTCTGGGTCTTCGGCAAGTAAAACTAATTTTGTGGCATATACGCCACCTTCTTTAGCGTCTTCTTTCATAACCTCATTCGCTAAATCGCAAAGTTCGTCGAAGTTCGCGTCTTCTGTCCTTGCGTCCTCATATCTTTCCGCTAAACTTGATTCAACGGCTCTTGCCTTCTCAACCACCTTTTGTCTTGCTTCATCACGCTTCTTTAGATCACCTTTTGTAACAACGTCGTCCTCGTCGTCTTTATCTTTGTCTTTCAAATCTTCGTCCAACTCATCATCAAGGTCTTGCATATCACGGTTTTTTACCGTCTTACCCTTGGTCGCCTGTTCAAGCTGTTTGTTCGCTGCGCTGAGTTTAATCTCCAAAAGTTCAACCTTACGGTCTGATTTCTGACGTTTACCTCGTTCCTTCTTACGCATAAAATACTGCGCTTTCTCGTTGGGAGTAAACTTCTCAATCTTAGCCTGTTCCTTCTCCGGGTCGTCGTCAATGTCCTCGTCTGGTTTCTTCTCGTCCTTAGTCTTCTTCTCGGCTTCCTTGTCGTCTTCGGGCTTCTTTTCTTCTTCGTCAGCCTTCTTTTCCTCTTTCTTAGCAGGTTTCTCGTCAACAATGTCCCCGTGTTCCTTACCAAGAGCGATTTCGTCGTCAGAAAGACCCATTTCCTTTGCGTCGTCCACCGTAACTACGGTAGGCTCGTCGCCAGAATCTTCTTTTACGTCCTCAACTACAACTGTCGCTTCTTCGACTTTTTCCTCTACCTTTGCTTCTTCAACCATTTTATTCTCCTTTTTTTAGGTTTCGCACTTCTATTGTGTGAATGCGTCTACACGTTTACGCTTAAAGCGTATATCAAACAGCCTGTGAAGCCTGTTGCTCCATCTGTGCCTGTGCTTGTTGGATCGCTTTCTTAATCTTTTCCTTAGAACTGGACTGTATAAGGCTCTCATCTATAAGTATATCCATAGGTATCTGAATACCTTTTTCTGTCATTTCCATTAATAGCATAAAGTTCGCGTGCTTAATTGTCTCCGTATTAGCACCTTCCCCGACGGCTACATCATATTTGCCTATCTCTGTGCTTGTAAGAACCTCATTAAAGACTGCCCCTACTGCTTTCTGATCTAATTGCATAACCATATTCCCAGTCTCGTCCATTTCTGGAACTTCTGACCCATCTTCTGTGCTTGTCGTCATAACTGGAACTTGGAAGTTATCGTTAATGAACCCGTCGCCCATAACCTTTACGGCTGTGTCTACTGTGTATAGATCTCCCATTTGCGATAGCATAAACCTTGCCACTATGTCTTTTGTGCGTCCATAGTTGTCAAATACCCTCTGAACCATAACAATGCCCTGTTGCTGTCTCAAATGGATTGCACGCCCGGAAGCGTTCTTGTTCTCTCCCATTGAGAGTAGATCAGCATTAATACCTGATATTTCCTTCATATCCTGTGTGTTCTCGGCTGCCAACTGTGCGTGTCCCTGCGACATTTGTGTAGGCGTTATCTTTGTTGGTATTGGTCTGTCCTTCTTATATTCAAGGATAACTCCGGGGCTTGCACCGAATTTCTTAACGTCACTCTTTTTAACCCACGCTCCTTGTTCATTCAACCACCCACTATTAGCAGATGAGTTAAGGATTCTCATTTCCTGTGTTCTTCTCTTATTAAGCTCCCTTTGTGGGTCAATCAAGCCCCTGACTATCCCTTGGAACATCAGATCTCTGTCTTTCATAGGCGTTGTTATCCTATGAGCAAAGAAAGGTATTATCGGATAATGTTTCCATTGAGGGTAGAACGGGCAACGATATTCGTCTATCTTCGTATTACCTATAAGAGCACACACCCATATTTCAGGTATGATTCTCTTTATTGATATGGCTGACGGTTCTTCTATCTCGCCATTCTCATTTCGTGGGTCTTTCTTGGTTGCTTCCTTGACAAACGCGCTTGCCTTCTTCTCGTCGTCTATCTCAGCAGAGATCTTACCCAGTTTCCTGTCGACTATTATCCATTTTTCAACATAGTTCTTATAGTAATACTCTGTCAGGTCATATCTATTCTGCTTGGCTTCCACGTCTGCTGTATCGTCGTTGTCATAACCTTTGCTTTGTATCTCTGTTCCTGCTTCGGTTATTGCCTGTTCATTATCCAAGGTAAGTTTGCCGTTCTCTATCTTATCAATTTCTTTATCTTTGTCCGGGAACAGCTTTTTAATCTGTTTCTTATTCAATTCAGGTGTAAGCTTAATGACATATTCGCAGTCAGATAGATCATACTCTGTGCCATCTGGGTCTGGAAACACATTAAAAGGACTGAGTTTCTTCAGTTTCATTTCCCCATTCAGCAAATCCCACGTATAGTCCAGAAAAGGTTCGATATATCCTTCTCCACAAATACACCCATCTTCAAACATTTCTGACATTATGTACTTACTTCCACTACGCTTTTCAACGTTGGCAAGTAGTCCTGACGCTATATCAGACTTCACGCCATCTTCTGAACCTTCAGGGAATGCCTTCGCTTTCGTCCTATTCTGGCGTTCTATCCCTGATATTAAGAACAAATTCGGTTGTATCTTGTTGATCGTCAATGCTGTCACGCCTGCTTTTCTCAGCTTTTCAACGTCTTCTTCTTCCCATTGTTTCCCCAAGGCATACTCAAAGTCTCTCATTTGCTTGTTCATTAGGTTCTTCTTGGCTTTTCTTGCCCTTCGGAGATCTATTAAGACATTCTCGGCTGCAACTGTTCCGTCTTTTGTGTCGTCTACTTCTTTTTCTTCGTTTTCATAAGACATATTAGCCCCTTTATTATTGTGTGTTAACTGTCACAGCAACTTCTGTCTCAATCCCTACCTTCAACTGCAAGGACTTCACAAATCCATTATACATATCCAGAACGCCATCTACATACTTATCCTGTTCTTCCTCTGTCGCTCCAAGAGAAGCCTTCTCAACTGTGATATAACTGTCTCTCAGCTTTTTTAGATCTACAAGTACAGGTGCTTTGCTAATTGCTTCCACAATTCCCCCTATTTTATCTTCTTCTCGTCGTCTTCTAGCTCTGCCTTGTCCCGTTTTAATATCATCTTTCTGGTCTTGCTCGCAGATATAGCTTTGGTCAGTTCATTAATACTGCTGTCTATCCCGTTCAATTCAGCGTCAATATCCTTGATTTCCTTCTTAATAAGCTGTGTACTTCTTTTGTCTTTACCCATAACACTCTCCTTTTATGCAGTTTCTAGCGTGAAGTCATTGTCCTCGTCTTCTTCTTCTCGCATATATGCGTCTGGTTTCTTATATGGTTTCGCGTTCTTTACTGTCCATAATCCAATTACACACCCTTCTGCTCTGTCCGGGCTACAACCAAGTTTCGGTTTGATTACCTTTTCTTTGTCGTCTATGATTATCTTCCCATTAGATAAGAAGTGATATGTTACGCCTGCAAGTTGATTGATTAACTTCGGGTCATTAGGTATGTCACATTTCCTGTTTGCCATTTCTATTCCAACCCACCACCACGCTGCTGCCTTCAGGTTATGAAATGTTATTGCGTCTGACTTGCTTAGATCCTTCCCGGATAACCTGCTATCGAACCCAAACACTTCCATTTGTTTCTTCGGGTCTTTCTCGTCTGTCTCCACTCCATATATTTCACATAGCCTGCCGTAAACCCCTGCTCCTGACCCTATCTTATCAATTCCTATAGTGTTGCTCCTATTTTGTCGTGCGTGCGCCTGTATACGTCCACACGAATCCATAAGGCTATTCCAATTATAGATCTCCTGATTCACTATCTTGGTATTAACCCAGTCATAAATGACACACTCATCATTACCACCACCCTCTGATATGTCACAAGACGTGACCCTTTTCTCTACTGTTGTATCATATTGGGTGTTATTAACGTTCAATTTGACTGACTTATAAGAGATCACTACATTCGCAGCGTCCAGTTCGTCCCAACTTCCGTGTAAATAAGCCTTGAGAAGCTCTGGTTTATGTGCAAAAGCTTTCCTCAACTGATCTATGTACCCATCAGCTAAGAAAGGATTGTCACTTGGCAACGCCTGTACGAACCTGTTACCCTTTGGTGGATTGTCTATGAAGTCGTCTTTGAGGAAACATATTGCCGGGTTTGCTGTTAATAGACCCTTATACTTGATACTCGTATTGTTTATCTTTAATCTTCGCGTACCTCGTATCAGCCCTATATCATCACGTGTAAGTTCTTCTGCTTGGTCTAAGCAATAGAAAGCGTATTCTGCTGAGTTGAATTTATTGATTGTCTCTGATCTATCCATACCACCGATTTGAATAGCTACCTTGTTTTCTATCACAATATACTTGATCTTGTCTATCTCTCGTATATGGTAAGCACTCTCAGGTAACATCTTCTTCCAAGTAACAAGCGTCGTTGCATTAAAGTCAACGCTCTGCTTCCTTCCCATAAAGCCGACAACTACTGGGTACTTCCGTTCTGGTATGTCAAATACTTTGATTAATCGTTTGGCTTGTGTGTATGCGTAATAACAAAGGAAAACACTCTTGCCACCACCCTTTGCCCCACCATACATAAGTTCTTCTGTTTCGGGGTCGTCTATGACTGCCAAGGCTTCTGCTTGCCTAGCACTCAAATCCATTTCAATCGTCTTGGCTTCTGTCTCTATCACTTATTCCCCTTTATGATAACCTCAACGTCCCTATCAAGCTTCTTTGTTCCCGGTGGAACTCGGATCACTATATCAAAAGGTCTGTTCTTATCTTCGCCTGCGTCCCTGTCGTCCTTGTTCTTCTTCAATTCGCAGAGTTCAATGAGTTCTTTTAAGTATAGGAGTTGAGCTTTGTCGTCTGGGGCTTCCACAAAGCTATCATCTGTGCCTTTGATTAACTGTGCGCCTTCTTCCCTATCGTTTATGCCTGACCTTTGGATAAGATTCTTTATGATCTGAACCACCGAACCACCGTGAATCTCTGCTATATCGCTATATTTCATCTGTGTAAGTGCCCTGTAACGCTCTAACCCTGCAAACAATTCAGCCTGTTGATGTTTAGCACCTGCCATAATTGCTGCATTATAAGGGGTAACACCCTTTTCTTTCATTATATCTTCTGCTTTAAGCTGATATGCAGGACGTTTGGACTTCTTTGCATATACTCGCTTGACCTTTTTCTTTGCTTTAGCCATAATGCTCTCCTTTACATTTACGCCTGTACGGGCGATTACTGGTTTGTTCTTGCCAGTATAACAAGAAACACACAACGTATATGTGTGTCTTTATCTTTATCTTTATCTTTATCTTTATCTGGGACTATCCAATGGTCTTCCTTTGGTCTTCCGAAGGAGTTCCTTGGGATTTCCCTTGGACTTCCTTAGTCTTTCCTTGATTAGCGAGTTGTGGGTGTCCCGGAAGCTGATAACCGAAACACCCACGCTTGGGAGTGGAATGAAACGTAGAAATTAATATATATTTTCTCTTTTATACCTTCATATATAGATGAGAATAGGCAATATCAGTATATAAAAAAGGGATAAGCCCTTATGTTTAAAAGACTTACCCCCTAGATTATTGGCAACACCCTCTGGTCACGTTCTTAGCTCTGTTTCTCCTTCTCTGTCAAGGGTTGAAATGGTGGTTTACAATTAAAACAGTCCTTAGAAAGCGCTGCTAAATGCTGTGTAAACCTCTCTCTGTTTTCTGGTTTTTCTTCCAACCATTTACGCATTTCTAAAGTTCCGACGTTTCCAAACACCACTTCCCCGTCTGGACTTATGCCCTTAACTTCTGCAACTTTGAACCAAAAATCACGCGTTTTTTCCATAACTTTCTCCTTTTTTTTGTGTTTTAGGTAAGCTGTACCTATCTTGAATATTGAATTTTTATACCCATCATATCCTTCAATGCGGAACAGATCCCCGTGTCTCTCATTCCACACATCATCTACTTGACGTATACATAGGCTTTCCCAATCGCTGCCTAAAGCCCATAACATACATTCGTCCTGTTGTGCTGCCGGAACTCCTGCAAGATCTAATGTGCATAGGTATTCTACTCCAAACATATCCCTCTCCTTATAGTTTTGGTTTTCCCACCCGAATTTCTTCTAACCTAAGAATATAAAACCCTTTCAACCAAGCAGATATGCCAATAGTCTGCCCCACCTTCATTGATATTATCTGTTTAAACAATGAAATTTCGTGAGCCTTTGCCTTGCCTGCTCTCCTGCCACCTTCATATATTATAGTCCTTTTCATTTTATCTTCCCCCGTTATGATATAGGATAGCCAATTCAAGCAAGCTCTCCAACTGTAATATTGTCCTTGTAGAGAACAATTCCCCCCGTTTAGCCTTACTCAAGTGCTCATAAGTAGCCAACCCCTGAATTAAGGATCTCTTTTCCCGTTCACATTCCTTTTCTATGTCCGTGTTCTTTAAAAACACTATCACAATTCCCCCTCTACTACTTCTTGTATTTATTCATTATTCTTCTCTGTTTTTCTTTTCCATCATATGTAAGATGACACATTTGACACATAGCTTTTAGCCTTTTATCTTCAACTTCCCAGTTTGTTTCATCGTGGTCTAAGTGTGCTATTGTCAAAACA